TACCAACCTGATATAGGTAGTAAGCAACAGATGGGTGAACAACTAAAGTATCTAGTTCATCTCCTCTTGTTCCGAGAAGTGATCTTCCTCTTGCAACAGTTGAAGCTGTCAAGAAGTTATCGGTATCAGCACCAGAAGCAGCACCTTTAGATAAATCTAAACAGTTTGAACCTAATGGTCCAAAAGTAGATCCGAACAAACCATCTAACAAGCTGAATAGTCTTGCAGAGTTTAGTTTGTTAATAGCATCTGCAATTTGGTTTCTGATGTGACCCATTGGATCTTCACCAGCAGCCAATACAGCTACATCATCAACAGCATACGCAAAACCTCTATGACAGATAGTTGCGATCTGTGTATCTGTACCAATCTTTTGTGGTGTCAAATAACCATTGTTACTTGTACCCCATGTTGCTGTACCATCTAAG